CTCGAACACCGGCTCGCCGTAACACCGGCACTGGATCGGCCACCCCGGCCATCGCTCGGTGGGGTGGCCCTTCTCCAGGTCGTACTTCTTGCCCTCGAGCCGGCGGTGCTTCTCACGCACGCGGCCATCTTTCGACGTGCGCCAATACTCCTCGGTGACGCCGACGGCCATCTTCCGGTCGCGCGCGAGGAGGCCGTTGAGCTTGCCGACCTGGTCGCGCGCGATCCGATTCGCGACGACCTTCGTCGCGCCAGTCTCCTTGCGGATCTGCGCTGCGATCGCCTGCCACGGATCGCCGGCACGCCATCGACGCTCGACGATGAGCCGCACCCGCTCGAGCTGGCCGGTGCGGATCGTTTTGATGAGGCGCACGCCGTCGACGGTGTGCTGGCGCATCAGCTCGTTGCCGTGCGGCGACTGCCCCGGCAGGTCGACGCCGATTGCCGCCTTGAACGTGCGGCGGAACTCGAGGAGGTTGTGGTCGTCGACCTCCTTGCCGTACGAGCGAACGAGGTCCTCGATCACGACGTCGGGCTGGTCGCGTGAGACCTGGACGCGGATCGCGTTGATCGCCTCGTCCAGGTCGTCGAGCTCGTCGTCGCGTGTCGGCGCTGCAACGCCCGACTTGGCGCCGATCCGCTTCGTCATCGCCTCCCAGCGCGGGTCGCTGAATGTCTGAGTGATCAGCCGCGACTGGTGATCGAGCAACCGGCCGATCGCGCGGCCGTACCGGATCACGAGACCTACCGGGTATCGCGGCGGTGGGAACCGGCGGGCCATCACGCGGCCTTCGTCAACGCGTGCGCCTCGTCAGCGGGCATCCCGTAGAGGCCGATCAGCAAGCGAGCGCCCGACTCGGGCGAGATCGCTTCGTCGTGCACGCGCTCGACGATCCGCATGATCGAGTCGGCGTTGGCTGCCATCGCGGCGCGCGTTCGCTGTTCGGACATCGCGGCCGCGGCTGCGGCTTCGGCCGGGTCGGCATTCGGGTCCGCGGGATCGGGCATCTCTTCCATCGCGGCCTCGCGCTCGGCACGGAGCTCGCGGTCGAGCGTGACGTCCATGGAGAACTCGCCGCGGCCGTACAGCGACTCTGCGACCTCCTCTGGCAACAGCACGCCGGCGTTGACGAGCCCCGTCGTGGCCTCGGATACGAGCTTGCGGATCTCCGCTGTCTCCTTCGCGCTCGGGCTGCGCAGCGGGTTGAATACGATCTGGTACTTCTCCGGCAACACGCCCTGCGTGGGCCCGTCCTGCGCGAGAAGGATGTAACGCACCAACCGGTCCAGCGTCGGTCGCACCTGGTCGAGCTGGTACGCCTGGCACACGTTCTGCCAGCGGCGATCTTCATCCTCGCCCGTCCCGAATCCACCAGGCGAGAGGCCGAGGAGCTGCGTGATCGGCATGCCGGTCGCCGCAGCCAGGACGATGCCGTGCCGATCGAGGAGGTCGGGCAGTCCGGCGATCGGCCGCTGCATGAACTGGAAGCTCTCGCCGTCGGGGTCGAGGAGCACCGCGTTGAGGGCCGACATCGAGAGCTCGGCGATCCGAAGCCGCCGCACGACGACCTCCTCGCGGTTCGACGCGATGTGACGGTGCAGGTGTTTGATCGACCACACCGCACGCGAGAAGTCCCGCACCACGCGGGCCGCGGATGCGTAGGCCATCTCGAAGCGCCGCAGCGGGTCCCAGATCCGCGTGAGCACCGAGTCGTCCCAGCCCTTGTTGCCGGTGGTGCCGGTGCACGTCGGCGACCATGCGCCGCGGAACCGGATCACGCGCGACGCGTGCACCTCGAGCTCGGGCTGGTCGGCGAGGCCCGTGACCTTGTACGTCCGCGGCTCGCCGAATCCGGGCTTGGTCGGGTCGACCTCGAGGTCGCCAGGCTGCACCGCGTATCGGTCGAGTAGCTGGATCCACCGCAGCGATTTGACCCGCGCCTCGTCCACGGGTTCGGAGAATCGGCGCAGGTCGGACGAGTCTGCGTCATCGAGGCCGAGCACCGCGATCGCGCCGCCGAAGACTCGGCCGAGCGAAAGGCCCTGGCGGATCCGCTGCCTGCCGTCGAGCCGCCGGATGTACTCGCTGACGCCATCGGCGATCTCGTTGGCCTTCTCGGGGTCGACGTCTTCCGAGCTCGCGCCCATCTTGTCGATCTTGAGCTGCCAGCCCTGGCGCGTCGCATCGTCGGGCAACACGTCGACGGCACGTGCTGCGATCGCGTCGCCGCGGTAGAGCCACTCGAGCTCCGTCTTGCCCAGGTCGACCGGCTCGCACACGCGGTCGCCGAGCTCGGGGTCGCGGCCCTTGACGCCGAAGCCAGCAAAGAAGTTCGCCCATCCGTCCTCGCGCCGCACCGGCGCACGCGAGGCGATCAGGGCATCGAGGCGACTGGTCGAGCGGGATCGCATGCGATCACCCTACCACTGCGCCAGGTCGTCGAGCACGTGTCCGTCGCCGCGCCAATACATCACGCCCTGGGCGAAGGCATCGGCCTGGTCGTCATGGACACCGTGCGGGGTGGCGGCCAGCTCCTCGATGAACGGATCGACCCAGGGCACGGTCGTCGGCGGCAGGTACACGTTGCCGCTTCGGCACGGTGGCGTTGCCGCGTTCCATCGCGCCTCCTTGGAGTCGAGCTTCTCGCCCTTCGGCGGCCACGGCGTGAGACCGCCGAGCTCCGATCCGAGATCGTTGATCAGGGCGGGGCCGTTCGCGCGGTCCTCGACGAGCTTGGTGTACGCCTCTGGCCATCGCTCCGACCGGTGCCGCACCGCATCCTTCGCGTCGGTGTATCCCATGTGGTCAACGACGCAGTCGACAACGAACAGGTCGGCCTTGCGCACCATCATGATCAGGCCGCACACGCGCGAGTGCCCGGTGTCCTTGAAGCTGAGGTCCCACGTCTGGAACATCTCGTCGTAATCATGCGTCTCGCGCCACGCGGCAACATCGGCGGGATCGTAGTGCCGCCACCAGTTGCGTCGGAAGATCCCACCGCCCTCGGGCGATGGGCGCTGTTGGTAGAGCCCCTCCCACGTGCGCGCGGGCATGTTCCGCTTGCGACGCTCGAGCACGACGGGCGGGTACCGCTCGGGCCACAGCGACTCGCCATATTTGCGCGGGTCGTATGGCTGCGGGTCGGTGTCGAGGATCGCCGGCAACGAGAGCACCTCCCATCGATCGCCGGTCGACTCCGCGAGGCGCATCAGATACCCGCCGAGGTCGTCGTGGTGCCAGCGCGTGAACACGCCGACGATACGATCGGGCACACCACCGCGGGCCAGGCCGCGGCCGCGCGTCTCGAAGACGGAGTGGAACTGGGCCTTGAGGCGCTCGCGGTACGCTGGCGAGTCGGCCTCCTGCGCATTCTTGATCGGGTCGTCGATGATTCCGATGTCGAACCCGAAGCCGGTCATCGATCCCATGATGCCGGCGCTGAGGTAGTAGCCGGTGTGCCCTGGCACCTCGAAGAAGGTCGTACGGTCGGCGGTCCGCGTGCGCACGGACTTGTCCACCATCGACCGCCGCGAGAAGGTCTCCGCGTACTCGCGGCTCTCCATGTTCCGGCGAACGTGGCGTGCGTTGAAGGCCGCGAGGTCGTCGTTGTACGAGGTCGCGATGATCCGCGAGTCGGGGTCGTTGCCGAGCACGTGCGCGGGCCACTTGCGAGAGATCAGCTCGGACTTGCCGTGCTGGGGCGGCATGAACACGAGGAGGCGCAGGCACTCACCGCGTCGCACCGCATCGAGGCGATCGGCGAGCTCGCGGTGATACCAGGTCGTCTCGTAGTCGGGCTGCAGGTACTCGGCGAAGCGCAGGACCTTGCGACGTCGCAGCTCGCGGGCGACGTTGGCCCGCCGACGACGGATCCGATCGGTGTCAGCTCTCGGCACGACGCGCGGCACCGATGCTGAGAAGCTTCTCGGCGCGCTCGAGCGACTTGTCCAAAAGCTCGAGCTCGCCGTCGTTGAGGCCGCTCAGGTCCTCGTCGACGGGCCCGGCCGTACCATCGCCTTCGGTGAGGTCCTCGGAGTCGCGCGTGATGTCCTCGGTCGTCACGCCGAACGCCTTGGGGCGCGTGCGCTCGAGGAACCAGGCTGCGGCACGCCAGTCGCGACGCGCAGCACGGGTGACGATCTCCGTCATCAGCATCGTGCCGCGGTTGCGTGCCTCCTCGAGCGCGTGCACGAGCTGAGCGTGGTCGGTCTCGGTGCGGCCCGCGGCCAGGTCGGCGGTGCCGCGGCGGATCCACTCGGTGATCGTCCGGCGGTCGACACCCAGCGCCGGGGCGGCGTGCGCGAGATATACGCCGTGCGCAAGCGCGCGGCACAGCGTGTCGCGCAGCTCGTCGGTGAGCTTCGTGGGGCGACCG